CGCCCACTGCACCACCAAGTCAATGAACGGCAACGGAAGCAGGAACATGACGCAGCACCTCCTCGAGCAGGCCATCCGGTGGCAGGCGGCCGGGGTCGTCCCGCTACCCGTCCGCACGGACGGCAGCAAGGCACCCGGCCTCGCCTCGTGGAAGCAGTACCAGGAGAACATGCCGACCATCGGCGACCTCGTCGCATGGTTCGCCCCCGGCGCGACCGACGGCATCGGCGTCCTCACCGGCACCGTCAGCGGCCACCTTGAGATGGTCGAGCTTGAGGGGCGCGCCATCCTCGCCGGGGCGCTCGCCCGGCTCAAGCAGCACGCCCTCGACCACGACGCCATCGCCCTGCTCGACAGGGTCATCGACGGATACTGCGAGCAGACGCCGTCCGGAGGCATCCACATCCTCTACCGGGTCGCCGGGGGCGGAGTGCGCCGCAACACGAAGCTCGCCCGCACCGCCGACCGCCAGGTGCTTGCCGAGACGCGCGGCGAGGGCGGCTTTGTCGTCGTCGCTCCCAGCGCGGGGCGCACCCACCCGACCGGGTCGCCCTGGTCGCTCATCAGCGGATCAGTCGAGCAGGTCGCGACCATCAACCTCGACGAGCGGGACCTGCTCTGGGCGCTTGTCGCGATGCTCGACGAGGAGCCGATGCGGCCCGTCCTCGACACCCAGCAGCCGGGCCTGCTCACCGGGTCGGTGGCCGGCACGCGGCCCGGCGACGACTACTGCGAGCGCGCGACGTGGGAGGAGATCCTCGCCCCGCTCGGATGGACTCGGTACGCCCGGATGGGCAGCGGCTGGTCATGGCGCAAGCCGGGCAAGGAAGGCGCAGGGATCTCGGCGACCACCGGCCAGAGCAGCGACGGCGTCGATCGGCTCTACGTCTTCTCCACCTCCACAGAGTTCGAGGAGGAGCGGCCCTACAACAAGTTCGCGGCCTACGCGCTGCTTGAGCACGGGGGCGACTACTCGCAGGCCGCGACGGCGCTCGCCGCCGCCGGCTACGGCAGCCAGCCGAAGCAGTCGACCACCACCGTGACGGCGGAGGCCGAGCGCGCCACGACCACGCCGGACTCGACGGCCCTGTCGCCCGCGCTCACCCTCGCCAAGAGCGAGGACGGGCACTCGCAGGCGCTCATCGCCGAATGGGGCGCGTCCCTGCGCTACTGCCCGCAGATGGGACGCTGGCTGCACTGGGACGGCTACAGGTGGCATCGCCAGCCCGGCGGGGGCGGCATGGCCCGCGAGTACGCCAAGGCGATCGCCCGCCAGTACCCGGACGACTGGGCCGCCCATAAGAAGCGCAGCCTGTCCGCTTCCGGGACCGCCGCCTGCCTCGCGCTCACCGAGACCGACCACCGCATCGCCGTCGACATCGACGCTCTCGACGCGCACCCGTGGGAGCTCAACACCCCCGGCGGGATCATCGACCTGCGCACCGGGCAGTTGCGTGCGCCCGACCCCGCCGCGCTCCACACCCGCTCGACACGGGTCGCCCCCGACCCCGACGCCGACCAGTCGCCCTGGCTCGACTTCCTCGCCACCACCTTCCAGGGCGACCAGGCGATCATCGGCTACATCCGCCGGCTCATGGGATACGCCTGCGTCGGCGAGGTGCGCGAGGCCATCCTGCCCGTCTTCCACGGGCAGGGGGCCAATGGCAAGACCGTGCTCCTTGAGACCGTGCAGGCCGTCCTCGGTGACTACGCGACCGTCGCCCCGCAGAAGTTCCTCGTCCAAGGCCCCGGGCAGCACGCCACCGAGATCGCCGCGATCGCCGGGGCCCGGCTCGTCATCGCCTCCGAGACCAACGAGGGCGAGCGGTTCGACGAGGCGAAGGTGAAGATCCTCACCGGCGGCGACCGGATCAAGGCCCGGTTCATGCGGCAGGACGAGTTCACGTTCAGCCCGTCCCACTTGCTCGTCATGATGACGAACCACCGGCCCGAGGTCGGGTCCGGCGGGACGTCGTTCTGGCGGCGCCTGCGCGAGATCCCCTTCGGCCACGTCGTCCCCGAGGACGCCCGCGACCCCGAGCTCACCCAGCGCCTCACCGACCGCCACGGCCCCGCGATCATGGCATGGCTGGCGCAGGGGGCCGCGGAGTACGCGCGGGACGGGCTGCGGGAGCCGGACGGCGTGAAGGTCGCCACGCGGGCCTACGAGGCCTCCACCGACACCGTCGGGAGATTCGTTGACGACATGCTCATCCTCGGCGGCGGGGATGCCGTGAAGGTCAACTCGTCCGAGGTCCGCGAGGCTTACGAGACCTGGTGCAGGACCGAGGGCGAGACCCCCGTCACCGCGAAGGCGCTGACCACGCAGCTGATGGGAAAGTACGCGATCGGGCGGCACAAGGGCTCCAAGGGGGCGCGGTTCCTGACCGGAATGACGATGGTCGGATCTGCCACTCAGGACCAACCCGCCACCCACGGCGACGGATGGGGTGGCAGATGACGTGCCACCTCGCGCCACCCATCGGCGATGTGCCACCCGTCACCGGGTGGCACGTTATCCCCGGATTCCCTCACGAGGTGGCACGGGTGGCGCGTGTTTGCGGCATGACTCAAATGTCTCTGGGTGGCAGGTGGCACGTTTTCCTAGGTTCCCCCTCATGCGCGCGCATAAGGACTAATGAGGAACAGGCCGAAATGTGCCACCCACGCGCCACCCCGAAGGCGGTGGCAAGCCGGTGACCGAGCAGGATCTGTGGCTGCGATCCATGCTCGTCGACAAGGGCGTCCTGTCCGAGTCCGGGCTCACCCGCAACGCCGGGATCCGCACCTGCCGGACATGCCGCGCGCAATGCCTGGCCGGCATCGCCTGCACCGGGCTCGACGCCTGGGCTGACCTCGGCCAACTGCACGCGGTTGGCGAGCTCGCCGCACTCCTCGCCGGGCGCCCGACGCTGTCGCTGTTCGCCGGCCGCCAGCTCGTGCCCCGCGACCACCACTGGATCCGCGCCTACCCGGCGGGGGCGGGCCAGCGCCCCGCATACGCCGCGCACCGCTGCGGCGAGCCCACCCCTGCCGAATGGCAGGCCATCACGCCCCGACCAGCCGCCGCAACGACCGAGGGGATGCCGTTCTGATGTTCCAACCGCCCACCAAGCACCCGTGGATGACCGACGCAGCCTGCGCCGCGCCGGGCGTCGACCCCGACCTGTGGTTCCCGAATCTTCAGCCGTACCGGGGCGAGGAGGGCGTCGCGATCGCTATCTGCCAGGCCTGCCCTGTCAAGCCCGAGTGCCTCGCCCACGCCCTCGCCGAGCCGAACCTCGGCTTCGGCATCTGGGCCGGGCTCACGTCCGACGAGATCCGGTCCATGCGCCGCCAGCAACGGAGGAACCCATGACGTGCGTCATCTGCTCCCGCACCGAAAGCACGGCACTCGCGTGCGACAACTGCCGCCGCCGCATCGACGGGCAGCTCTCCGGCATCCTCGCCTTCCGCCACCTCGCCGAGGGCGAGCTCGAGCCCGGCAGGGGCGGCAGCGGCCGGGCGGGCGAGCGCGGCCTCGGGGTCAGGCTTGACGCCCTGGACTTCGTGGCGGGCAACACCGTCCTCGATGTGCTCGAGCTGTGGTGCCGGGACGTGCGCGAGACCTACGGACTCAGCCCGTGGGGTCCGGCATCGCTGGACGCCAGCCGAGGGCAGGCCGACCCCGCGCTCGCACTCCTCACCGACGTCATCGCCTTCCTGCGCAACTGGCTGCCACGCCTCGCAGCCGACTTCCTCGCGATCGACGACCTCGCGAGCGAGGTGCGCCAGTGCTACCTGCAGGCGCAGCGGGCGGCGAACGCCGCGCCATCGACCGGCTACCGCGTCGCCTGCCCCGCGCCCGAGGACGGCGGCGACTGCGGCCGGATGCTCATCATCAACGGGCAGGACCTCGAGGACGAGGTGACGTGCCGGTCGTGCGGCACGACGTGGAGCGTGGACCGGCTGCTCGTCATCGTGGCAGGCGAGGTCACGGGCGCGATCTGGATGGACGGCGAGGCCGCTGCCCAGCGCGCGGGCGTCGACGTCCGCACGCTGCGCCGCTGGGCCGCCGCGGGCAGGGTGCGCCGCGACCACGGGCGATACGACCTCAAGGAGATCCAGGCGATGGCGGCCGGCGCATGAGCCGCGCGTGGCACTGCGACGGGCTCGGCTGCGACACGTGGACGCGAGGCCTCGGGCTGGACGGCTGGGTCATGGTGGGCGAGTCGTTGCACTTCTGCGGCTGGGGCTGCGTCGCTGGGTGCGCTGCGAGCAAGCCGTGGGTCGAGACCGTTGAGGGAGGCCAGCCATGACTGAGCATCTACCGGAGTGCCAGCCAGAGAGCGTCCCCGATCCACCCTTCATCTGCATCTGTCCCGAACTCCGTGCGTGCGAGGATCGGGCTATCGCTGCCGCCGTGCAGCGGGTAGAGGAGATCCTTGCCCCGCTGCCGAACACTTGGCCGAGCATGATCCGACGCTCGGATGCCATTGCCGCCATTCGGGATGCCGAGGGCTGTCCTTGATTTGCGCTGCGATGTCCGCTACGTTGTGAAAGTCTCGACAGAGACGTCACCAAGGCCCTCGATAATCGGGGGCCTTCGTCATTCCCGGAGGTCACTGATGGCCGAGGCCATCACCCTCGAGGAGATCGACGAGGCGCTGCGTCATGCCAACCGCATCCCCGCCGACGAGCGCGGCCCGCTGTGGCAGGCGTTCATCGACCGCCTGCTCGACGACCGCAACCGACTGGAGGCATCATGAACCGCGACCAGCTGCGCGCCGTCATCGCCGCATCCGTCGGCGACCCGTCGGTCGGACCCGTGGCCGAGGTCATCGACACGATGGCCGACGCGCTCGACGCCGCGCTTAACCCGGCGACGCAGCGCGAGCAGCGGGTCATGAAGGCACCAGAGACCAGATGATTCCGGGCGTGCGCCGCGTATGCCTGGGGTGCGGGGTAACGACCCTGCACGGATCGCGCTGCCAGCCCTGCCAGCAAGTCGTCGATCGGGCGATGGAAGCACGGCGAGGCGATCGACCGCACTACTCAGGCGACTACAAGAAGCGCGCTGCCTACGTCCGAGCGAACACGTCGAACTGCGCAGTGTGCGGGGAGGGTGCCCGACCGGGCGACCCGTGGCAAGCCGATCACGTCAGGGAGGGCGACCCCGCCTCCCCCTTGCAGGGCGTCCACCGCACGTGCAACGTCCGAAAGTTTCACGAGTCGAAGACGAAAGTCGCGACCGCGTGACCGATCCCCGCCCGTCACGACCGGGGGGTGGGGCGAAAGTTCGGGACCGAGCGCGCGATCTACCCTGTCCCTAGCCTGAATCTTGCGCGCGTGGGTCACTCGCCCCGATGGGCCGCTGAGGATCTTGCGCGCACGTCTCGAAGCCTAGCGCGAAAGAGCTGGCCCGACTTGCCATTTTTGCCGTTCTGATGTCTCAACGTGGCTGAGATCGGTGCGGTCATTTATCCGTTACAGACAACAAATTGCGTTGCGCCGCAATAGAATTTGCTCATGAGATGCGCTTCCTGCGACGTGGTCTTCCACGCGCGCGCCGATGCGAGGTTCTGCTCGGGTCGCTGCCGGGTGCGAGCGCATCGCGCGAGTCGCCCCCCGCTTGAGCTCGTGTCGCGTGCCCGCTGGGTGACGCACCGGGCGAAGGTTCCGCTGCAGGTCGACGGCCGCACGGCATCGTCCACCGATCCGGCGACGTGGGCCAGTTTCGACCAGGTGACTGCATGCAAGGGGCGCGACGGCGTGGGCTTCGTCCTCAACGGCGACGGCATCGCGTGCGTCGACCTTGATCACTGCCTCGTCGACGGCGTTCTGGAGCCTTGGGCTCAGGAGATCGTCGACCGCTGCCCGCGCACCTACGTCGAGATCTCGCCATCGGGCAACGGCCTGCACGTCTTCGGGCTGGCGACCGTCGGAGTCGGCCGGAACATGGGCGGCATCGAGGTCTACGACCGGGGCCGCTACATGACCGTCACCGGCAGGCGATTCGGTTCGTTCCCTGCTCGCCTTGCCGACATCTCGGGGCTGATCGCCTCGATCTAGCCAACGAATGGAGGACCGATGCCAGGTCGCGGTCCTCTCCCGAAGCCCGAACGCTCGCGTCCTCGCGACACGGCGCGGCGCGCTGCTGAGCAGGTCATCGTGCAGACCGATGACGAGCTGCGCGGCCCCGACCTGCCCGAGGGCTTCGACTGGCACGAACGGACCCGATCGTGGTGGGCGACGTGGCGCGAGTCGCCGCAGGCGTCCACCTTCTCGGGCACCGACTGGGACTTCCTCCTTGACACCGCCATGCTCCACTCCGAACTGTGGGCGGGCAACGCCGGCGTCGCGGCCGAGCTGCGGCTGCGCACCGCGAAGTTCGGCGCTACTCCCGAAGACCGGCTGCGGCTGCGCATCGTCATCGACGTGGACGCGAAGGCGGCCCCGAAGAAGCAGATGGGATCGGCTCGCCGTTCCCGACTACTGAGCGTTGTCAGTGGCGACGCCTAGCCCGCTGCTCTCGCTCGGCTTCGCCCTCATCGACTGGATCGAGCACTTCATCGTGCATGGTCCCGGCGACATCGAGGGCGAGCCGGTGCTGCTCGACGACGAGTTCGCCGCATTCATCATCCGCTGCTACGCACTCGACGGCAACGGCCGTCGCAGGGTGCGCCGTGCGGTGATCAGCCGGCCGAAGGGCCGCGCGAAGTCCGAGCTCGCTGCGATGGCGGCGTGCGCTGAGGGCATCGGGCCGGTTCGCTTCGATCATTTCGCCGAGGACGGCGAGGTCAGCGACTGGGGCTACGAGTACGCAGCCGGGGAGCCTGTCGGCGTCCCGGTGAAGCGTCCGGAGATCCTCTGCTTCGCGACCGAGTACGGGCAGGCCGGCAACACCTACGACGCCGTGCGCTACATGCTGAGCCCTGAGACTGGGTCGGCGGCGCTCGTCGAGACCTACGGCCGCATCGACGTGGGCCTGACTCGCGTGAACTTGCCGGGCGGCGGGACCATCACCCCCGAGTCTGCTGCCGACTCCAGCAAGGACGGCGGCAAGTCGACGTTCATCGTCGCCGACGAGTCGCACCTGTGGGTGCTGCCTCGGCTCAAGCGGCTGCACCAGGTCACGCTCCGCAACCTGCTCAAGCGCAAGGTCGCGTCGGGCTGGATGCT